CTACTTGTCATTCTTTTCACTCTCTTTCGTCTTATCTTCTGATAGTTTCATAGCAAGCACAGCCTTTTCAATTGCCCCACTAATTGCCGCATCACTAGGTATTGGCAAGTGAGCATCCCCAAGGGCTGATTTAACTTTAGTAGTGACAGCTTGCTTTTTAGCCTTGCCAGTTTCGCCACTGTCCTTTAAATCATAGACAAAATTAGTTGCTAGCTTACCCAAGATGTCCATTGTATAAGCCAATGCATCACCTTTCTCACGTTTTGCATCTATTTCTGTTTGATGTTTTTTATACCAAAAAACTCCGTATGAAACAGAAATAGCGACTATAACAGCCGCTAAATCAATTAAAATGTTATTCATTTTTATTCCTTTCTATCTTTAATCGTGCTATTTGATCTTTCAATCTTCGATTTTCATCTTTTAGCCTATCTATTTCATCTTCTGCACTAATCCACCGACTGTAAAAGTCACTAGTATCACGCTTTAAGAGCTTATCTCTGCGCTTATCCTTATACTTAACGCGCTCTTGATATGCACCAATCAAAATTGATACTAGACTTGTAAAAACACTAGATGTAAGGATTAAAATCCAATCTTTTTCAATTTTGATCGACCTTCTTTCATCTTTTCATCACGCTGTTCTAGCTTAACCTTTATATGTGTATCTTTTCTAATTGCGATAAAGGTCAAAAAGAGAAATCCCGAAAACAACAATGATGTTACTAGCATATGTGAGTCGGCAAGTGCAATTGCATGAGATAATTCTAGCCCTGTTTCAAAGCCAAAGAACCCACATAGAGATATAAGCCAAACTTGATTAGCTTGGATTGGAAAGCTAGATTGTGCAGCTACATAGGTAACCCCTACACCCGAAAACAAGCCCCAAGCTCCAACAAAATCAGAATTAAAAAAGTGAGCTGCATACGGTGGCCAAAAATAATAATTATCATTAAAGATTAAGATTAATCCCAAGCAGATAGCTATATAGCCCAGCAATAAGTGCAGAGGATGGTTACTTAGCTTCTGCAGTAATCTCATATGACTCACCCGTAATCTCTTCGTATTCAGAAGGTAAAAAGACAGAAACGGGACTATCCTTGACCAGATCACGCAAGTCATCCTTAGTCATCCAGCCTAACTGATAATTCAGCTTATATACTGGTGCCATAGATAGTCTTACATACTTAAATTTACTCATTTGTTGCTGCCTCCTTTGAGTCTGAAACGTAGCTAGTTAACTGATTTAGTTGGGACATTACAGTGGTGATTTGTTGAGATAAAACACCAAATTGCCGCGGAATAGCATTGACCATTTCAGCGGTGGTTGCATTTTGTCCCTCAATTGTTTTTTGTTTTTCAACAATTGCGCCAGCCTGTTTTTTTAGACCATCGATCGCATCCTGAAGGCTAGTAAGCTTCTGAGCCTGGCTAGCTTCTGACTGATCAACCCACTCGCCTTTGCTCCAGTCGTACTTTGGATGACTAAAACTTGGATCTGGTGCTTCAAAAACAAAAGGCCAGTTGGTTTCTGTACCAGCTAGTCCCGTAGATAAATTAGCTACTTCGCAGTCGACTGTACGACCGCCAAAAACACCTGAAATATATACTTTAACATCTTTTGACATAATAACTTCCTTTCTAAAAAAATTGCTCTCATCGAGAAAACAAATTAAAAAATCTTTTTCCATGAGCTCCATTTATCAGTGCCATACTGTGATGCTGCATAGCAGATATTAGCACTTGGATAAAATACCAAGCATACACCCCAAATAGGGCCTTGATTATTTATATCTGCCCTCAAATGTAAAACAATCGTGTTTTCTGCATCGATTGGCTTATTCTTAACACTATGGTAAGTGCCATGGTATACAACTATTCCACTTTTTTTCACATTAAATAGGTCATCATTTGGATTACCTTTTGATACGGTTAGGGCATTTGAAGCATTTAAAAAAGCTGCTAAAGCAGCCTCTGTTACTATCTTTTCTCCATTTACAAAAATACTAATTATACTGCCACCTCCATTTCTGGAAGATAAGCAGCGCATACGGTAGGGCTAGTTACCCCCCCCAATGCGGGATTTTAGCTCTTCAACAGTCTTCTTTAAACTTTCAAGTTCTGAAGCACTGGCAAAATCATTAACATTTGGACACCAATCAGTATCCCTCGATCCCTCTTCAAGCTTCATACCAGCAATATACAAAACTCCATCTTCTACAGATTTTTCAACTCTAGGATGGATATATCCAGATGTTTTAACAGTGAAAGTTTGACTAATCCTTTTCCAATCAGTAGCCATTATTCTAAGACTTCCATTAGGCGTCGTTGTTGCAGATGGAGTATATCCATTTTCATTATTACCATTCATAGAATAGTAAAAACTCACCCAAGAACTTGCAGTTGATTTTATGTAAGCCGAAAATGTATACGCTTTGCCTGCTTCAACATAGATATACGAGCCTAATCCACCCCACGACTGCATTTGTTTTAGAACTTTAAAGCCATGGTAAGTGCCATCAAATTCGTGACTCCATATTTTTGAAGCTTGTAACCATTCGCCACTATAATCCTTAGTGCCCACTAATAGATTGGGATTAGGTAAATTGTTCAATATATTGATCCCATTAATGTATATCGACATTTAAGCCACCGCCTTTCTTAAAGCAAAGTGGCTTAAAGCCTTGATATAGAGGGACTTAATTACCCCCCCGATGTGGTTCCACGGTACCCAAGCCATTGGATAACCGGTTTTACATCTGAATTGAATATCACTCCGAGTACTTAAAATCAATTGGTAGTAATTCGAAAAGACGACTACTAAATACCAATTTTTAGTAGTATATGGTGAGTTTTTAATTACTAACCCACTACAATACCAAATTCCAGGCGAAAGATTATTTAAATCAGAATCTTTGTTAAGATTTTTAACCCCTGAAAATGCTTTAGATGTTAAATTTTCAGTGGTTGGTACTTCCTCACCGTTAACAAATAAACTCATAAATTATTCCTTTCTAGACTAATCAGGATAGTAAGTTATCCCATGATTATTAATTGACCACTGTTTAGCTTCCGCATCTGAGCTAAAGCCCTCAAGCTTGATCTTGTCATTAAAACTTTGAAGTTGTGTTTGTAGATCTTGAATCTGATTGTTAGCACTAGTTACATTTTTATTCAGATTAGCTACTTCATCTTTAGTAGCAAGTTTAGTAAAGTCAACAGAACTTAGAGATTGTTTAAGTTGATCTAGCTTCTTGTTAGCCTCTGGAAGATCAGTACCCAATATTCGTTGAATACCATCTCTTATATTCTGAAAATCTGTTACTATACCGTCCTTAAACGCGTCTATACTGAATTGCAAATCTTTCAGCTTTTTAGCCCAGTCAGCATCTATCTCAGCAAGTTTAGCAGCTTTATCGGTATTTGCTTGAGCTAGCCAGTTATCTCGGGCTTTGTGATAATCAGAGCCCCAAGCTTTAAGCACGATTTCCCAAGATGTCAGTCTATCAGTTTGTGCCTTAGAAAATTCACTTGCCCGCTGTTCCTGTGAAGCTTGAAATTCCGTTGCTGCTTTTGTGATTTCGTCATTCCACTTAGTGGCTAAATTATTGTACTGAGTCTGATAATCAGAATAAAGTTTATCCAATTTAGTCTGACGCTGGCCGATATTAGTATCAATTTCAGCTTTCTTACCATTGATCCAGTCCGATACTTGCTTAGACAGGTTCTCTAAGCGAGTATTTAGCATCCGCTTATAGTCTTCAGTTAACGAATCCATATTGTTTACATCAACACGAGCATGCTCAAGATAGTCTTGAAATTTTTTCTCAATTTCTTCTAGGGTAGATATATATGGCAATGATCGTTCTGCATCAGAAAACTTAGCTTCGACTGCATATGAAAATTTAGTAGTTGAAGCGTTAATATTATTTCTCTCATCTTGAACATAGAAAAAGCAATTAACCGTGCCAACAGCTTGCGTTAATTCGTTTGGAAGTTTGAAATACCAAATATCATCTTTTTTCTCAAATCTATCTGGTTCATGTGTCACTTGGATAATTTGACCATCTGGCTTTGTTGCTGAGAAACACAAATTATCGGCTGACACGGTATAATCAACCCAGGCTTTGGTTAAGCGAAACGGCTGAATATATCCTTTATCGCCCTGATACATTAGCTTAGGTGGAGCAACCCAGGTCTGCATTTTTTGCACATCTAAGATAAGAACCGGATTATTTGGATTTTCTACCATTTAGAACCCCCCTCTCTATTTCTTAGCTTTATCTTGCATTTTCTTTAATTGGTCTTTTAAATCAGTATTTTCATTAGACAACTTAACGACACTTTCTGTTAATGCAGCATTTTCTTTCAATACCATTCTTAATATTCTCATAGAGTGGTCTGCAAAAATGTCGTACTGTGATTCTTCTTTCATGGCTATCCTTTCCAAATAATTAATCTGTGGCCCTTATTGCCAGTTTCGGTTACATAGTCAGCGACCCAATCCTGTACCCATTGCTTTATAGTATCTCTTAAATAATAATCCCAATTACCAGTATGGAGAGCAGTATTATTATTAATGTCGATATAACTAGGGTGAATAGAGGTAGTCCCATTATCTCCAGTAACAGCAACCTGACCAGAAGAAACCATTGAAGTATAGTTTTGTGAAGTCACAAAAATCGCTTCACCACCATTTTGCGGATATAGACCACCATAGCTATCTGCACCGATGTGAATTGCCATAGTACCGCCGTCGCCAGTATAGAACTCAAGTGGTCCATAAATTTGACCACCGACGATTGTCCCACCTGAAATATTCGAGCCATAGATATTAGTTGCAGTGAGAGAACCACCTGTGATAGCTGTTCCTGAAATAGATGAACCTTCAATTGTTCCGGCTGAAATGGCTGCAGAATTAAGAACCAACGAATTGACAACGGCACCATCGATAACCGACCCGGCAACATGGCCATCAGCAGTAAAAGCCGTGGTGATATTACCCCATCTATCACGGTAAACCAGACCATTACCATTCATTTGAAAGCTGGAGCCATTGTTATTCTGGATAATGAGTTGGTTTATTTCAGTCGGATTATTAGGAGAACGAATCAATTTGATTGTTCCCGTAGTATCAGAACTCATAACCTGATTAATCTTATTAATATCACTATTAATAATTTTGACTTGATTAGACCACTTTTGATCTACTTCACCTTGTGCCTTTTCAAAGTCTTCTTTAATTCCATTAACAATTTTATTAAAATGCTCTTCACCAACTTTGGTTCGCATTTCTTGAGTAAAATCTTGATTGATTTTGTTTAACTGCTCATTAAAATGCTTCTTCAAATCTTCAGAAGTCAGACCAATTTGAGATTTATAGTCTTGACTTAAATCAGATCTCAACTTATCAATTGCAGCTTTTCTCTTTGCCTCTTCTTCTTTTTGAAGTTCAGCAAGTGCTTGTTCACGCGTTAATCCCTCTTTTTCAAGGGCAGCAATTCGTTCTTCGCGCTCTTTATCTATATTTTGCTGTAAAACTTTTCCTTGTTTTTCTATGCTCTGAATCTGAGCAAGATAAGTATCATAGTCTTTTTGCTGTTCAACTTTAATATTAGAGATTTGCTGATTCTTATCTAATTCTTCAGTTCTAATTTGAGTAATCAAAGTTTGCTTAGGATCACCCAAGTGAAGTTCCTTATACTTATCACGTAAAGAGTCCCAATTTATTTCTGTTACTTCTTCCACAAGATTTAAGTTTAAGTTTTCCTCAGTAATATGAACTGAATCACCAATTTTTATATTTCTTTGCTTTAAGTTTTTGTATTCAATCGTATCAGCTAAATTAACAAACTTTATATCTAAAGATATTTTATTTTTCCCAATTTGATTGTTAGAAATATATTTTTTAGCTTCAGACCTAATCTGATCTTCAGTGATTGGTGTATTGTTATCAGTTTTAAACTTGCTTGTTAAATCAACAGCTTTCAGCTTAGCATAGGGATAACTAGCTGCATATTTACCCATCAACTTTTTCTCTGGTAGCATTTTAGCTACAGTTATTCCATTATCTTGTTTTTGTGTGATATATGGAACAATTCCGGAATAAGCTTCCTGATTATTAGTTTGACGAGTCAAATCGGTTAAATTACTACCATATCTAATAGAATATCCATTATCTTGGCCGCGATGTTTATGTAGTCGGATAGTCCACCCATCCCACTCATATTCACCACCAAATTGATCTAAAAAAGATCCCTCAGTACCTTGTAAAATTTCTTTAACACTTGTAGGTTTGTCAACTACTATCAAATTTGTAGAAGGTATATCTGACTCGAAATTAAACGGGATTGGGGTCAAAGCATTTTCTTTTAACTTTTCCCAGCATTGCTTAGGTGTTCCAATTGCTTGAAATGGTGCTACTATCATGAATTTTAGACGGTAGCTAATATGTTCAGCGTAAATTGTAACTTGACCATTTATAGGTTCTGAAATTTCATAAATGCTAAAGGGTTGAACATTACTTTCACCATCTATGGTAGCAACAATTATTCGATTAATTTTTAAATCATTAAAAAAAGTACCCGTTATTGGATACTTCATTTCTAATTCATATTCACCATTGATTTTTTCTTTTACCTGAGATTCAGTAGTTTCATATAATCTACCAATGCCATTCGAATTAAAGTCAGTAGCATTTTCTCCAAATAAAGTCGGAATGCTCATAGTGTGAACCACCTCGGTTGAACCCTAATTCTACTTATATTATCAGTGCATTGTGTCTTAGCAGTATTGAAATTAACTTTTAATGATTTATTAAATGAAAACTTTACACAATCATTTTGCAAGTTTCCATTCTCATCAAAACAATTTAAAGTTTCTGTATCAATTACTAAAACTTTATTATGCAGATTAGCAACTTCGATTTTTTCATCATCGATTTTAAAATAGCCCCACTGGTTATTAGTTAAAACTTTTATGATTGGCGATGATGGGAACGTAGTAGGGCTAGAAAAAATAGGCAAGTTTCTTACTTGGTTAACCGCACCGCTAGAAGTCTTATTTAAAAAATCATACCAAGTTTCGCCGATTCTTAAAAAGTGCTGTGGCTTACAATTAAAAGTCAAAGTGAAACTTGCTTGAATTGCATTTAAAGACATAGAAATATCATCCAAACCAGAATCATAAAATCCTAATCTAAATTTATCTCCATTTATTGTATCCTCTATGCGAACATAACCAGAGGTATTGAAAAGTAATTGCTTCAAGTACTCAATTACTTGCTTAGCATTTTTAGGAACATAACAGTTATAGCTAACTTTAATGTTATCCCACGCTTCTTCGCCTGTTACTAAATCACCATTGCGACCCGGAATACTAATAGTTTCAAACCGATTCTTGGGTGCGTTGAAAACTTGAGTTTGTGAAATATACATCCCAATAGTACCTAAATCTATACCATCAATTTTTAACTTTTGCACTAAATCACCGCCTTCTTACGCCTGTAAATTCTGCTCATCTTATCCATTACCCTATTGGCTATTTCTTCTTCGTCTTGGTCTTTTGATGCATAAACATTAATTGTTGTTGGAGCTTCTATTGAAGTAGAATCACCATTCTTGAAGTTACTTGAATCAGGATTATATCTAGAAATATTGGCATTAACATTAGTTGAAATTTGACCGGTTACGCTGCCTATCAAGGATTGAACTTCTTTAAATTGATCTTGTAATCCTTGACCAAATCCTTGCATAATTGCATGACCTGCTGGAATTAAAAGCTTTCGGTCATATTGAATAGGACCTTTATGTTGCTTAATCCAATTACCAATTCCACCAACGAACTTCTTACCTGCTTCCCAAGCCGATTGCAAGCCTTTAACAAAACCATCAATTATAGCTTTACCAGCTGAGAATAAGTTTACATTGCCAACGCTTTTCAAAATACCCTTGATACGGTCAATGATATTACTTACAGTTGATTTAGCAGTTTCAATTGGCCGAGTAATAGCCGTTTTTATTGCATTCCATATATTGGAGGCTGATGATCTAATATTATTCCAAGTATTAACAGTTGTAGACTTTACAGTATTCCAGATGTTAGAAATAGTTGATTTAATACCATCAAATACTGACTTAGCCAATGATTTTATTCCATTCCAGATACCTGAAACAGTTGACTTTATTCCATTCCAAATACTTGAAGTAACAGATTTGATACTGTTCCAAATATTAGTAATAACCGACTTAATACTATTGAAAATGGAACTCGCTAAGGACTTAAGTCCATTCCATAAATTAGAAACAACACCCTTAATGCCGTTCCAAATTGAAGAAGTTACAGACTTAATGCCATTCCAAACCGTAGTAATAACTGATTTAATGGCATTAAAAATGGTTTGAGCAACAGTTTTAATACCATTCCAAATAGTTTGGGCAACACCTTTGATTGCATTCCAAGCTGCAGACCAATCGCCTTTCATAATTGCTGTAACAGCTCTAATTATGCCAGCAACAACATTAATTGCAGTTGAAACTATAGTTGAAATTACCGTCCAGATAGTTTGAACAACAGTAGAAATTATAGTCCAAGCCGTTTGCCAGATTGTTTGAATAGTTGTCATAACCGCTTGGAATATTGGGCTTAGTGTCTGCCAAATTGTCGAAATAGTCGTGATTATCGGCTGCATAATCATAACCAAGGTATTCCATATAGTAGTTGCAACTGTAACTATCGTATTCCAAAGAGTACTAAAAAATGGTCCTAATGCATTCCATAAATTTTGAATAGCCATAATAATTGGTTGCATACCAGTAATAAAGCTATTCCATACATTAGAGGCAACCGTGACAATAGTGTTCCATAAATTACTAAAGAAGGTTGATATTCCTTGCCAAGCTGTTTGAATTATTTGAATTGGCCCCTGAAAAGCTTGAGTTATTGAATTCCAAATATTGGTAGCAATATTAACCAAATTATTCCAAGCATTACCAAGAAAATCAGTAAATTGTTGCCACAACTGCCTACCAGTTTTAGTCTGTGTAAAGAAGTAAATCAAACCTGCTACTACACCTGCTATTGCTGCAGCAAGAAGAATATACGGATTAGCCATCATTACAGTGTTAAGTGCAACCATAGAATTTTTAACCATATTTACTATGGAGATCACACTCTTAAATGCCATAAAAGCCCCGATGAATCCAGCCGCTCCTGCTGCTATCGGTTGAAACTGAGCAGGCAACTTACCGATCGCTTGCATAATAGCATCCCCAATACCCTGCAGTGTTTGCAAGATCATTGGAGACAAGTTACTTAAAAATGTACCTGCCGATGAAATCAAATCATCTAAAGCCTGTTTTACTGGAATAGGACTTTCACCTGTTAAGGCACCTAAAAAATTCTGCCATGAACCTTTCAACATATTGAAAGATCCTTCCAAGGTTTGACTAGCTTCTTTGGCGGTTGTACCCGTTATACCTAAGGATTTTTGCACTGCATGGATTGCTTTGACTGTATCAGCAAAATCACCGACAGTGTAGTGTTCACCAGTCAGCTTTTCAGCATCAGCCATTAAGCGCTCCATTTCGGATTTTGTACCACCATAACCCAGTTTAAGGTTATCTAACATCGCATAATTACCGCGGGCTAAGGATTGATAAGTCTGGTTAATAGTATCAAGATTCGTACCCATTTTGTTGGCATTATCTGACATATCAACCATGGCTACGTTTGCTAGGTTAGCAGCATCTTTAGTATTACCACCTAAAGAACTTATCAAACTGGCACTAAAACTAGTTACATTTTCCATGTAATCATTAGCACTCATACCTGCCGTTTTGAAAGCGTTAGTTGCGTTAGCTTTAACAATACCAGCGGAATTTTTAAATAAAGTTTCAACCCCACCTAGTGACTGCTGGAGTTTACCGCCTTGGGTAACTGCAGACCCAATAAATTTACCTATTGCTGCGGCACCTATCACGGCTTTCATTTTGCCAATAATTGAACTACCTAAACTTTCACCGCCAGAATTACCAGCTGCTGGAATTTCTTTGCCTAAAATTGCTTCAACTTGACCTTTAATCCCTTTAGCACTAGGAACAATTTGAACATACGCCTTACCTATATCAGCCATCTACTCACCGCCTTCTATTTCTCTTAAAATTGCTGCACGAGCTTGTTCGAATTCTTGCCCACTCTTATAAGTTCGATTGTCATTTTTAGTAGAAATAAATGCCTTGGCAATTGACTTAGGCCGATTAATTCCATGTTGCGCATCTTTAGTTTTTGACCAAACTAACAATTGGAGAGAATCAACAGCCATGGCTAATAGATAAGTATCAGTTGAAACTTTTTCGCCACTAATTTTCTGCTTTATTCGGCTATTTTCTGGTAAACCATAAGCATAAATTGATAATTTTCTTAATCCTAATTCTTCAATGTTATATAAGTGATAGGTTTCAGCAAAATCACATTCTAATGCATCCCTATCAAGATTTAACATTGCATAAAGAATTAGGACTTTTTTAAATTTGGGTTAGTCATAATATCTTGGATTTCAGACATAACTTTTGAAGAAGGAATTCTACTAGACATCTTATCTTTACAGTGGTCATATAAAGCTCGTTTTTGTTTTTCACCTAGAAGCTTTACTAAAATTTTGGGCAAGGCTGAAATACTTCCATCTTCTAAGTCAGCAAGTAAATCAATCAATTCCATATCATCAATAACATCTCGCTCTACATGATAACGAAATCCTGTCTTTGTCACGCCCTCAAAATATTGCTTTCGATTCTTTGCCATTTAATTAACTCTCTTTCTCAACACTGTTAGTTACTGATTTCATATAAGTGTAATTAGTAACACCTTTATCATCTGGATTTGCAGTAATAGTAATGTCATAACCTGCACTTTCGCTAGTTGCAAAAACTAAATCGTCCATATCAGTAATAGAAGCACTTGGAATAACAATCCTTACTAGCGTTCCATTTTTTGCAATAGTATCCACAATCCAAGAAAATGTTTCAGGCTCAGTGTTAGTATCTTTAACTACCATACCTGTATCTAAGTCGCCAGTAACATTATCTGGACCAAATACAGCTTGATTAACTGCCTTGTTTAATAACTCAATTAACTTGAATTCAAAGGTAATAGTTTTACCATTGAAAACGTTATTAACTACGGCACCACCCCAAGCCTTCTCTGTATCACTATCAAAATCCGAAGCTTTTGTCATACCATCTTCAGATATATATCCTAGCTTAGTAAATTTAGCATCTAATGCAGTGGTAGCATCAGTTGGTAAAGTTGTGCCAACTGGTGCATAACTTACTGCTCCTGCTAAATCTGGTTTAAAAGTAGAAACTAAATTTACATCTGACATTGCGTTTCCTCCTAAAATTCGTAAATTTCATATACCGCTTGGTAGCGATATTCTTTTGTACTAGTATCCGTAAAATCATATGGTCCAGCATTTAAGACAACATTAGCAACTCTATTAGACATCCAAGCTAACATTACATTCATTACCTGATAAGCTAACTCAGCGGCTTTTTGCTTGCTTGATCCATAAGTTTGAATAGCAAATATATGCAAAAACTGGTGATCCTTAAGTTGACCACCAGTTTTTTCTAATATTACATCAATATTTTTTTGTCTTTCTAACCCGCATTTGAAGTTGTGGCTAGATAAGTAATGAACTAAATCAATTTCAATCATTAATTACCACCACCTAAAGCTTTTAAAAGCGTATTATGCTTTAAATTTTTGTAGTGGGCTTGTACTGAATCGGGCATGATGGTGTTAATTGCACGCGTACCTTTTACAGAGGTAACTGCCTTATAATCACTACCTGCACGACTAGCGACATCATTCCCCATCTTAGTAAGCATATTTTGCATCGCCGAACCTTTAAGAAGTTCACGTACACCAGATCTATTTAGAGTAAATTTAATATCACTCATACAATTCCACCTTTACTTGCTTATTCCATCTCAAAGGAACATTAGCTTCAGTTTGTTCTAAAACTGGACCATAAGTCTGGAACCGATGTCCTCGAATTAAAACCTCACTATCTTCCCACTTATTCTTATCCCCTTTAGGGATGCCGAGAATAAAAGTTAGATGTTTACCTGTAAGATTTAAGTCTGAAACTTGTTCCTCAAATGTAGGGGATCCAACAACTACATCATCGACTTTAATTTTTTCTTCTTGATAAACCGGAGCATTAAAATCGTCTACACCAGTTTGAATTTTAGTAATCAAAATCACTGTTTCAGTTGCTATCATGTGAATCCTCCCAAGGTGAAACCATACCTAGTTTAGTGGCTGTGCCAAGCAGCTTTTTATCAAGCTTAGTTAAGTACATCTCACCATAGGAACCACTGCCTACTGTCCAAGATTGAGAATAGCCTAAAGCTGACATTGTCCCTTGAGTAGCACCAATTGGTAAGCCAGTAGACTGTCCATCACCTAACTGACGTCTAACAAGGCGGCAAGATACAACTTTTTTAGCATCATCAGTGGCTTTTTTGCTATATGCATCAACTACTACAGCTGCCTCTTTAAGTAACGCCTCTGCCTGTACTTTTTCCACTTCAGTAAGTTCTCTAAAACTTGCTGCTACATCGTCAACTGTCGCATAAGACATTATTTTTCCTCTTTATTATTTTTAGGAACCTTTTCCTCTTTATTTTTAGGAATCTTTTTCTTTGGTTTCTCCGGTTCCGTATAACCACGCTCTAAATACTCTGCTTTCTTATCCTCAGGAACAAAAGCAACAGTACCAAAATCAGTAATCAACTTAATCATTTAAAATACCCCCTTATGCATTGGTAATAGCTAAAGTATTAAATACTGAAGTATCTGCACGGAATCCTAATTCAATTTCAGCTTTAACCGCAAACATACCTTGTTGGAATAAATTAATAGTAGTTTCACCATCAACTAATGTAGCTTGGTCAGATAGAGTTACATTTACACCTTCAACTGTCCCGTACACTGCTTTAGTCCAATCACCAACTACTCCAACTATACTCTCAGAGTCACCTTTTGAATAAGCTCCACGTGATTGAATTACTTGAGAACCCAAAATCATTGGAATCGCACCATCAGAAACATTATTAATAAATAATGGTCGCTTATTATTATCGGTTGCGGTTAAAAGAATAGAACGTGCTTTAGGTGACAAGACATATCCATTTACTACACCATCATGAGCTGAAACATCTGCATCTGCTGCTACTAAAGTATTGTAAGCATCTTCCTTAGTTAAAACTTGTTTAACTGCATTAGAAAAGTTATCAAACTTATCGCCAGGCTTAGTAACTGATCCCATAACAGTTTCATCAAACTTCTTAGATAAAGCACCTGGTAAACGATTTACAATTGCACTATATAATCCTGCAGCATCTCGTCTAAACTTATTTGAGAACGGAACAATTACAGATAGAATATATGGTCTTAATTGCTTAGTCTCAAGCTTACCAGTTGATACTGAACGCTGATCTGTTTCGCTACCTACCCATGAAGCTTCTGGATCACTCATAATTACTGGAACATCTACACCAGTTCCAGGAAGATTCACCTTTCTTGCTAATTGCATAATTGCAGAAGATTCTTGTGTTTTTTGAATAATTTCACTCGCAAACTCTGCTGGTAATTCAATTGACTTGTCAGTTGCATAATCTAAATTTGCCATATCTTTCTCCTATTTTAAATTACTATTCAACCAGTCTAAAAATTCATTTTCTTTAGATACTGGTCTAGATTTACTACTACTTGAATTTTTAACCCGTGGATATGAACTACCTTGATTTTTATTAAAATCTAAAATCGTTTTTGCACTTTGGGTTAATTCATCCACATTCTTACCCGATAAAGTTTTAACTACTGATAGTGGTAATCCTGTTTCAGCAGCAACTTTATCTTGTGCTTCACGCAAGGTGTTAGCTTTATTAAAGTTATCAATTTGAGATTGAAGTTTTTGGTTAGTTTCAGTTAATTTTTCTAATTCTGATTTATTAGCCTCTTCAATTTCATCAAATTTTCCAGCTTTAGTTTTTAAATCATCATAGTCACTATACTTTGCGCGTTCACGTGCTACACGCTCTTTAACTACTTGATCTAATTCTTCTTGCGTAAAGGTCTTTACCTGATCCACAGTTTTGTTGTCGTCCATGACAAAATTCCTCCTAAATGAGTGTAAAAATACCGCGTTTTTCACTAAGGTGGCACGCGTTGCCAAAATAAAAAGCGATCAACTTTCGTTAATCGCTTAAAATATCATTTTTATTAAACTTCCTATTGTTCCAGTCTGATTCAATAATAATTTTTTAACCTTGGTCATTCTCTTATTTTCAAGTAAATAATGTATTCCATCGCTGGTAATCGACATATCACTTAAATCATTGATGATAATCTTTTCATTGCCCCAAACTTTTTGAAAAGCCAATCCTTGAATTAATTTTTCATCCTTCATCATAGATAGAATTCTATTTAAATAGCCATCATCAATATTAGTGACAGCTTTTTTAAATATATTGATGTCGAATACTTGCTTGCCTTTAAAAATAGCATACAGATATAAAAGAACTTTAAAGGCTAGAACATCATAATCGTCTTTAGACATATTAATACACTTCTATATTTAATTTAGGCAATAATTGCCTCAAAGATTTTCCATCAAAAATTTTGTCGTTAACTAATAAATCTTTGTCTTTATAATCTCTATAAAAATCGCCATACCAAAGAGTGAAAGTAGGGATATAATTTTTTACTTCGGTTTCAATACCACAGTCTTTTTTATTTACTTGAAAATAAAAATCTAAAGAATAATCGTCAAGGTAATCTTTTAATTGTTGTAGTTTCATAATATATCCTTATTCTCCTTTCTCTCTTCTTCAGTCAATTCCCGTGTGTTTTTAGAAATGAAATTTCCTTTATTATCAAAAACATAATCATGTGCATGCTCTCCGTGCTTACCGTAGTCATGATGCTTTTGGTTTCCATGATTTGTAGTATGGATATCTAAATTCATTATACCATGTTCATCATAAAATCTTCTTTTATCAATGATTCCATTTTTATTTTTATGATCCAAAATAGACAAAGGCTCACCAGTCTTAGGCATACTATGATCTGAAGAAATTTTGTAATGTTCCCGCCTTAAAGCGTTAATCTTATCTTCTGGACTATTACCTTCAGCATTTTCATACATCTTTAGATATTTATCTGGATCATATCCTTCAACAGTGTCCTTTTCGCTAAACCTAATTTGAAAATTACAATCACAGTTGGCATGAATGTGTTCAGCATGATTACCCTTTAATACTTTCTTCGAAGCATTTTGCCAACCACGGCTTGCTAAGGTCAAACAAAAAGCACAAGTTTCTCCGCTTGGAATCCAAGCCCACTGTGCTTTGTCTCTTATTGCATTTTTTAAAGTAGTATCTGCAGCTGTTCGTTTTACTAATCGGTTTACCATTCTAGGAGTTTCCCTAGGATTTTTTAAAGTTCCATAAACACCCTTTTGAACATCTTCATAAGAAGCTAATTCTGCTGGTTCAGCACTTGGGACACTTACACCGCTAGCCTTAGCCGTCTTGTCATACATTCTACATGCTAACTCTGCTGCAGCACTACCATAATGTTGAGTTAATGAATATGCGTAATCAATCATTGCTTGACTATCTGCTGGCCAATTAGCCTTCATAAAATCGTCCATAGCTTTTTCAGCTTTAGCATTAATCTGATGCAATTTTTCACGATATTCTGACCAAGCTGCATAACTAACTCTCATCTTCTACACCTTTATCAGTAATTGCTTGGTCTGGTTCATTTTCTTCTACCTGAGAGGCTTCTTCGGCGTTTATGGTGAATTCCTCATTAAGTACATTTGCGCCTTCTGCTCGCAATTCCTGAGCTTTAATACGCCTAATATCAGCCTGGTCAAAGCCAATCATTTCCATAAAGACATCTGTTTGAGCAAAATTCTTTCTCGCACTAGCAATTTTTATTGCTGCATCTGCAGTAACAGACACACTAGGCATTGCCGGGTTCTTGAAATGGGCAACTACATTAGTCTGTTCTTCGCTTAACTTATCTAAAGTAGTATTTAACTGCATCGCTTGAGCCATCATAGCAATATTTTTTAATGCATTAGCATTACCAGCGTTTAATTGCTCCGCTAACAAGACTAAAGTTTGTGACTGAGCTAAAATAGCATCACTTGAAGTTGGATTAGCATCATTAACTACACCTGTGTCAGTAACAGTTAAACCTGTTGCCGCACTAAATTGTGTAGCTAAAGCTCGAAGCATTTGAATATGAGGTTCAATATTACCTTGAGCCAATTGACCAAACTCAGGATTTTCTCCAGTTTCTGGATTAGAAGTTGAAGTTAAGATAGAACCTACATATTGCTTAAACTTATCACTAATAATAGCGTCATACTGCTCATCAGATACACCTAATAAATACTTTTGTGGTGTGGTATCAAATTCTAAGGCAATTGAAGCATTGGCTATAGTACGAATATACCCATCAATTAGGCTCCTAATAGGCTTTTTTAACCTTGATCGTCCAAACGGCTTGTTCGATGTTGCATCCCAAGTCATGGCTTCCATTAAAGGACGCCCCATTTTGTGACTATACTCTGTAGCAAACCAATCTGAAGCTCCAAATGGTCTTTCTAACACCCATGTAGCTGAATCAGTGTATAAGTTAATCATTGAGGGACGCCAAGTACCTTTCTGAGTTTCATCTGGAACACTATCCATAATGGCTAATCCAGCTTGAAGGCGATTATTTTCACCATCCCATAATCCACTTGCCTCTAAGGGACTATGAAAGCGAATTGAAACTTTATCACCGTTCATTGCTAAAGTCGCAAATGAACTTCCAAATTTCAATTCATCTCTTGTTGCCTTTTGATATTCATAAACCAGTTGATTATCTTGAACAATTTTATTAATTAAATCATTTTCTGCACCATTTTGGTCAACAAATCCATCAAACTTAGACCTTGCAGCAAGAACATCAACACATTTTTGTCCCCAAGAACAGCCAACTGTTAAGTTCCTAAGTCCTCTAGGTAAAGCAATATCTAAATTTACTTCCTGAACAGTCACATGACCCTCATAATACCTAATTTTTTGACGATTCTTAGAATTATGAGCATTAAGAATATCTATCAATTCTCGCACTAGGCTTTGTTCATATGTTGGCAAGTTTTTAACCAGTCCCATCGTTAACATTAACCTATCCTCATCTTTCTTTTTGGATTTCGCTTACTGTGTTTTGCACCCCATAAAGCAAGGGAACATGCTTCAATTGGTCCCGATTGATCGCCACCAAAGCCAAAACCTCCAGCTATTTTTCTCTTAGTTGCAGTAATTGCAGATTGATTAAGCATTTCTTGACCTTGATACCAAGTCAACTTATTTTCATTGATTGAATTTATTAATAAACTTGCACAATCAATCATTTCTGTAGCGCTAGGACGAACAATAGAGGTTTTAGCTCGCCAAATAGGCTTAATACGATCAATTAAAATGTCTACACCGTTTTTTCCATCAATGACTACACAAGAAGCTTTAGTATATCTATCACTTAGCCAATCAACTAACCATGTCAAGCCAATTGAAGTAGGTTCTTCTTTTATAAGAGAAATCCTGGCTTTGCCATTTTTAGGAATTACCGCGCCACACAAGCTAACTCTTGAACCATCAAGACTAAATTTAATTCCGTAAGCTGTTTTTCCCTCTGGCTTTGTGGAATCAGACACACAAGCTTGCCACTTTTCAGGATCAATAGCCAAATCAGAGTTAAATATTTCGTCAAGATTGATAAAGCCCAAGTGTTCCCTTGCAAACATATCAGGAGCCATTGAAATGCTGTCTTTATCTAGTGCTGATTCAAGTAATTGAAATCCAAGTGAAGGATTAGTTCTATACCATCTTTTCTTATCTAAAGGATCGCCTACTTGTTCTACTGACCATTGGTGTAAGCACATTCCCGGTTTAGGATTATCGTGCAGCATTTTGATTGAATTACTAAAGATAAAGCCTTTGTGCACAGCTTCGGGTGTTGGTGGTGTCCCCATTAAAATTGTTTGTGGACTACCACTTGGTGCTGCAGAATTTAGCGGGCTTAAAGCGGCATCTTGAGCTTCAGTATAAGATTGAGCCTCATCAATAACTACTAAGTCGAAAGTACCACCACGCCCCATATCAGAATTACTACCACGAGTACGAAATTCAATATGACCACCATTCACTAAATCTAAGACCATTTGCCCTGCGCTAACTGTATAGTGGTCAACTAATGCATTCAATTCAGGATATTCGGCAAAAGGATCATTTTTGCAAGTACCAAACTTCTTACGCAACCTATCAAATGCTTTTTTAGCAGTTTGAAATTCTTGAGCAGTATGTAATATTTGTTCACCGCGCTTTACAAGTCCCCAAGTTTCGCGGGGATCAGACACACCAGTTTTTCCGTTTTGTCTTGGTACCTCAAGAATACAGTAGCTATTTAATAAAGCCCCGTATTCATTGGTAGCAAGCCAATCCTGCAAAACCATTTTTTGCCAGGGATGCGGTTTTAAATCATATGCAGCAGAAAGGGCGGCCGCTTGGTCGCCCTCTGTTTGACTATATTTAGCTGTATATCTAAAGGTTGGTTGTTGATTACCCCTTCTAACCATTGGCTTCACCTAAAATTTTCATTAATGGTGTATCTTTAGTTGACTTACTATCTTGAGCTTCTAAAGACTTTAGTCTATCTACCGATTCAAGTAACCCTGTAGCTAGTGGTTTAATGTCACGGCCTGAGTCAGTCATGTCTAAGACTTTTGCATATTTAACAATTAACGCCTTAGTCATTTCAATTTCTCCACCTTTACGCCAAGCTTGTTCAATACTCATCGGTATTGTGGATTTTGGCTGTTTGTTTTTTGGCATTCTACCACCTCCTATTGTGGATTTTAATTTTAAGAGTGTAGGCGCTGGACGGGGCTGGTCGCCGTTAATGCGGGGCCGGGGTATCTCCCCACCTAAGATTACCAATCGCCGTCAGAAACGTTTATATTCATTCTCAAGACATTTTTATTTTGACTGTAACCATCTGTAAGCTCATTCAATGTTTTATTCGATTTAAACGCATTGCAACAATAATGACTTGCTTGAAGATTATTCCAATCTTCAGCTGCTTCACGCTTCGAACTATAACCAAACTCTTTCCATCTTGAGATTGGTTTAATCTCATCAATCACGAAGCTTAATGGATGCTTGCTATCGCTTGGTTCATCATAATGAATTGGTCCAAGCTTTCCTTTACAAATTCCACAAGGAAGTTGCATTATCTTCATTCGTTCACGATTGCGACGACGAAGCGAACCATTTGCATATCTAGGATTTATCATCATTATCACCAACATAATTAAACCTATACTATCTGCTGCGATGCCTATATATGACAACTAGGATAGGGGTACTATAAAACTCTAAACCTACGGTCTACATGTGTCATCTACCTTCAATCTATAGGCAGATATCTTTTAAATCCCCCGGGGTATTTAAAGACTAACACTCATATCTCTATGCCCCCTAGGGCATAATAAAAAGCCAGCTGTTAGCTGACTTTATTACTTAACCTTGTTCTTGTAACTTTTTTAATGCATTAGATGCGACTAAAGAAACGTTTACTTTGTTTTCTGTTGCCCAATCAGATAAATATTCAGGAACTGTAATATTTCTCCTGACTTTCTTACCATATTTTTCATAGAATCTTGAAAGATCAACTTGAATATATGCGATCCTTTCACCTTCATCTAAATGCCAATTAGATGGGTTTTGAGGTTTTTCAATATGCTTTTTAACTACAAACCAGTCAGCAATATCGTATGATGCCTCATCAACAGCTTCTTCTAAAGTTTCACCTTCGGCTACCATTCCTTGAACGTTTGGCGAAGTAATCACAAAATAATGTTCATCGTCATTATATTCTTTAACAATGACTGGATATAAAACTTGTCGTCTCATAATATCTTGAATACGCCAAAAGCGCGTTACTCTGAACGTGCTTCTTCAATTAAATCAGCCTGCTTTAAAATTCCATCCTGAGTTCCCTTACGCAATTCCTTACCTTTATGCATTGGTACCTCTGTATATCTACCTGTTTCATGATTGATAAGTTTGATATGACTAGTACCATGCCTTGTATATCTACTTATTTCTACAAACCCATGTTTCTTAAGGAATCTAAGCATTTTAGCAGGTTTCCACGGCATACTCTTAACCTCCTTCCTACATACATTATACACATTTAATGCGCATAAGTGAAGGGGATTTATTTTATATTTGTTCAGGGGGATGCCTATTCCAATAGTTTAAAGTCATCTCGGACCTATAAGGTATATCGGAATTGAACCGATGAGAGTAAGCACTGCGCCATGCTTCAATACTCAGCTACGATTATTATAGCCTCAGCTCACCAACGGCTGACTATACCTTACATCACTTGAAGCAATAACAGAAGAATAATAAATTTGCTTTTGCCCGCATTGCAGGCAATGCACGCACCGGGTTACGCTCCCAGTCTACTACAGCTTCAACGGCGGTGATGTGCTAACTAATTACACTATACGTGCGGTTTGTGCTAGTTACTAGCACAATTGCCATAGCCGGAATCGAACCGACCTACGGACCACCTATGGCAACCAGTCAATAAAAGGAGATTCAACTAATGAACATAAATTGTTACTACCGGTTTGGATAGGACTTTTTCTAAAAATCCTACAATACTATTATTGCATGAAGTATAAGCATTGAAGTATCCAGTTTGTATCTATTTTGTATCCCCAAAGTTTCTTTTATAAGCATGCAGATCAATGATAGGTTCGCAATTGTGCCTCCTCTGCCAGTAATCAAACCCATCTGCAAACTCAAACATTGCTTTTTTTCTTAAAAATCCTAAGCGTTTGTGATTACAAAAAAGAATATTTTCAACTTCGAACCAAGTCTTGTGATTTATAAAAAGTTCAATCAATATAACTCGCGAATCGTATGAACAATGTAAGATCGTATCTTTCACAGCATCAACCATAGCACCAGCATCTAAACCGCGAATCATAGTGTCTTCACGACTATTGCTGCCAGTACTATGAATTGGAGCTTTACTGATTTGAGGTGATTTTAAATCAGTTAGATTCTTCCCACTCATTAAAACTAAACGATCTAAATCGTACTCAAAGAAATCTGACACATTTTGTAATGTACGTGCTCTATTTAACTCTGGGAATAACAAACTCATTTAATTTCACTCCAAATCTAACTAATATCCGTATCCAACTAAATCTTCAGATATGATCTTTAAAGCATCCTCTTTACTTCTAGCAATACCGTGAATTACTCCATGAGATTGTAAAAATTCATGAAACCTAATCTGATCGTCACGGATACGACCACTTACATTCTTTACTTCAATAAAAAATATTTTATTATCTGACCACCTAAAACCTTCTAAATCGGGGAACCCTTTAGGCAATCCGGTATCAAACCAGCGACCATCCTGCATTTTTACCTTACCGACATTCGTACGAAAGACACTGCAGCCACTCTGAGATAATGCTAACTGAATTTCTTTCTGTATTGTATGCTCAGACTTATTCTTCATCACTAGCCTCAACCTGTGGAAGCAATTCAATTTGACTTGCTTCGAGCTGAATCATGATAGGACCAGCAGCGATATCATTTAAGGCATCTAATGAAATATCAGCAGTATCGACACTTAAAGTAATCGTTACCTTTTCACCGTTTGACTTGAAGTTGTTAATGTTACCATTAAATCTAATAACCTTACCGTGCATAATTTTCTCCTTAATATTTAAAATCATATTCAACAACTATAGTTGTTAAGTAGCCTTGACGACTATAGCCGTAATTTAACTTGTTAACTTTGATATTCTTTTTGTGTAAGTCTAGCCACTCATTGAATTCAGCGGCTAAATCTTCACTAGTAAGAACGTTGCGTTCGAATACTTGTATCTTCATTAAGCCTCCTCTAGTATCTCTCGTAGCTCATCCGCCCAATCAACTAAATCACTGGCGTATAATTTTGCTGCTATCTTATCGTTTTGGTCTAAGGCATCTACTAAAACAACTACATCAACTTTGATTTCATCGATGACTCTATGAGCTGCCTTAATGGTTTCGTTTTTCACGTATTACCACCATTCTTTGATATTTTCCTTTCTTGAAGACATGATACATGTCCCAAAACAAAGACTTGATTCTTATATCTGTATCACAAATGCCAGAATTCATAATAGTGCTAAAACTATCTCTAGCCATTATCTTGATGCCCTCCAGCGCTTCCGATGGCTTAATGTGGCTACTAATAAACGGCATCCAACTACTTTCATCTCGTCCGTACTTGTATCCATTAGCATGAGCTACATTTAAAGCTAAAATTCTAGCTTCTTTAATAGCTTTATTTTTATAAAAGCCATCTATTTTTAATCTTTCCTTTTTACTGACTTTTCGTTTTTGCATCACTTTCATTCTCCTTCAGATATTTATAAGCTAGAATCGCATAGCCTGCTGTGTCTAGCAGGGTATCTTGTAAAGATTCATCCCCTACATCAATATCTTTTTTAGTGATAAGGGTATGAATACGGTTGTATTTATCACTCAGCCTAATGCCGATCACAGGCAAGCCATAATCATCAACCGACTTAGTAAAGCTATCTCCATAAGCTTTATTTTTTTGCAATAAAACTTGGGCTAGTTCATCGGTGTATCTAAGAAATGGATTTTCAAGCTCTTTTGAGCTATATACTACTTTTGTTTCAGATTTAAATTCTTTCATTTTTACCTCAAATCTAATTTAGAAATTAATCTTAATGCTTCAGATAAGTCCACCATATCCAAGATTGGAGCCGGTGCCCAATTAGCGATTGGATACCAGTCACAGGGATGCATCAGAAATTGCACACTCCAGTCCAGCTCTGCATCCCAGCTAATTTTTAAAATCTTTTCGCTCTTATATCTGAGTATGTACTTATCTTTGGTAAAGCCTTTTAGAGTAAAGTTGGGGTTATACTCATGCAAGGCTAGTTTTAATTCTTCGATTGTCATATGGTTAATATCCTTCAATAGATACCGTTTTGCATCCACATTTAGGGCAAATAAAATGTTCATTGCCCAATAAATGGTATTCAAAGTAGAACGTGAAACCACACCGCAAACAAATTCCTTTTAAGTTGCAATTAGGTTTGTTAAAACCTTGTAAATAGGAAATAGATACGCCAAAGAAATCAGCTAATTTTTGCCATGTTTCTTTTTTAGGGTTTCGTTTTTCGTTTTCATATTGACTTAGTGTGTTATCACGCATCTTCAATGCCTCACCTAGTTCTCTTAAGGTAAGATTTTTCTTTTTTCGTAACTCTTTTATTCTATTGCTCACGTTTTTCACTCCAATCACCCACCACTTACCCTTGCATAAAATGCAAACTCGCTATAATTTAATTTAGTTTTCTACCGCACCAAGGACAGTTGTTAATTAGCAACTCTGAAATTTGTCTGCCGTACATTTCATTATCTGGTTCATTAATTACCAGATAGAAATCTTGCTCAGTTTTCTCAATATAAGTTAGATAGGCATCGCCACCATCTAAGTTACTAATGTAATCGTCACTCAGATATTCTTCTGAATAAAAATCACGTCCGCGGTGAGTTTTTTTGTTAATTTCACAAAATTTACACATTTTTTACCTCCTGGTTGACAGTTCCGTGACAGTAAAATGACAGTTACTGTCATGCTATTAATTCTTACTCCCTCAAGGCTTTAACAAACTTTACTGACAGTAAAACGAAATTTTTCCTATAACTTTATATAAATATTAATTACTATTACTTAATTATTATTTATAAAAGTTTATTCTAATATTACTGTCATGGTGTCAGTAACCATATAACAGTCCTACTCTCTCAATGGATTGAGTCCATGACAGTAACCGTCAGGATACTGTCAGTACTGTCATTCTTTTTTGAAGCCTCTTACTGCTTTTCCATTTTCCCATCTTCTAGCTCCAGTATCATAACCTAAATGGCTCATGTAATATCTAATATCACGAGTTTCTTTGTTATTACGGCTTAATGCATCCCTATCTGCAAAAATTTCAAATGCAAGTTTCGTGTTAGGGATAAATTCAGCACCTTTAAATTTATTTTCAAGAACATCCATAAGAGTATCTTCCAGACCAGAAGTGTAACGGAATTGATTTCTATTTTCTTTAAGTAATTCTTCCTGACCTTTAGTAAGAAGAAATGGATCCTTGGTATTTTTATAAAGGTGCACTGCTTCACCCCAAAGCTGTTGAATGTACTCATCAGTTAAATCAGTAACTGGGCTCTTTTCTTGCTTAGCCTTATTAACGAAAATTGAAATAAATCTTCTATCACCAGAACGGTCCTTTAAGTGTCGCTTTTCGTTGGTGGTTCTAGTCATCACAAACTTCTTAGCAAATCTTTCAGATTTACGAGCGTATGAGCGGCGGTATTCAAATTGTTGCATAGTGATGAACTTCTTAATTTCTTCAAAACTAGCCGCATTTGAAGCTGTCATTTCATCATCATTTACAATGACCGCATTTTTCATAACTTCGAAATCGTCCTTATTTGTGAAGCTGTTAAACTGGTCTGTGTATAAGCCAAGTGGGGCTATACTTTGCAGCAGCGTGGTTTTACCTGCACCTTGTCCACCTACTAAGTCCAAAACAAAATCAAATTTAACTTTCGGATTATAAATTTTAGCCACCACGCCCATAAAGAATAATCTGGTAATAAGAATTAAACTTTCATTTTCTTCAGCCCCCAGATAAATATGAAAGAATTTATCTAAACGTTTCTTTTTATCCCATAAGGTATAAGCTTTATTCATATAATCTTTAACCGGATTGTATTTATCCATATAAGCAACGTTTGAAATGCCTTGATCGATAATTTGATTTTTAAAAGCTGCACCTAAGTATTTATTACTAGACTCAATATAAAGTTCAACTGAGTTAGAAACTTGGTCAGTGAATTTACCTTTTGAGATTTCAATTAAGCCAAAGTCGGTTTGAATATCTGCATCCCTTACAACATCAATTTCTGCAGTGAATTCGTTATATCTGAACAAATTTTGTAAGTTCTTATCGGTTTTAAGGATTAAAACGACATTTTTAACAGAATTAGTCTTTAAAGTTCCATCACGCTTAATTTCAAAAATTGTCTTATGTGGTTGGACTTGCTTCTTGCGAAGCTTATCGGCTTTCTTCTCATCGATTTTTATTTCATCGGTCACTATTCTGCCTCCCTTCTTCTATCTTCCTTTTCAATCATGGAATTAACTGTTCTTTGAACTTCTTCAAGTGGAAGAGAACTTTCTGTTGCAGCATTAGCTAAAACGGCAAGCTTGGCTGCAACGTCCGGGTCAACGTTTCGATAAAGTAAGCCACCCACGAAAGCGGCTAGTGCATTATTTCTTCCACCTGTTGGACCTAAGCCGTTAACAATTGCTTCGAAAAGCTTAGTTGTTTGAGTTTTACCAGTCGGCTTATACTGATAACCTTCAAGCATAGTCACTGGCTTATGTTCTTTTGCCTTTTGTTCAATTAATTCCAGCAAACCGGCCGGAGCCGGTCGAATTGGTTCTTTATTTAACCACTTATATCTTTTATCTCCATTACTGCTAGGAGCCACGACAACATAGTTATTAACATGGGCTTTTAGGTCTACGCCCTCAAGCATTCCAATTTGTTGAGTTATCTCCACATCTTTCGGTTTTTGAAAGAAGAAATGATAACCATCATGTGCTGTTTTTTCAGTTAAGGTATCTTTAAACCACTCATCATGACCTAGTTCTTTGATAGCTTTCATGCCATCAACACTATTGTGACGGTCAACATCGATCACAAAAAACTTATCAGTTTTAAGTGCGATATTAGCTAGTGGATATTTAGCCCACAACTTTTTAACTTCTTCTGGCGTAAGGGCTGGTTTATTAGCGAATTTAATTAAGGGCTTCTTACCTGCACCCATTGGAATTACTGAGAAGCCATGTTGTGCGTAACTAACTGCGTAATTTACTAAGTTAACTAGCATTTTTTAACTCCTAAAAGGGAAAATCACTTCCATTAACCTCTACATTGTTCTTGCTATCTTTAAATGGGTCATTTTCACCTTCAATATCTAAAGCTCTAGGTTGTTCAGCCTTTTCAAACTCATAATTCTTGTAAGGATAGTCCGGGTTACGCTTGTTAGGTGTAGTTTTCTTAGTAAGCTTTAAAACTTTATTTTTAGCTTGAGATAAAACCGGAACGATTGCTTCATATGCATCTGTCTCATTATCATGAGCAAAGCAGCTATCAGGAATTGGAGCACCTACAGCTTCACCAATTAATTGAATTTCAGCGATTCCGCGTGCAATTACTGAATTTGGCATTGGATCACCGTTTGCTTTCTTAGTTGCCAAACTTGGGAAGACTGATTCTTTCTGCCCTTCATACTCGCCTTGCACAACCATGAAGCTAATCATCAAGAAATCCCTATCATTTTTAGCGTTGTGAGTTACCCCATCAAGCGAAACTAAATATTCACCATCTGGAATTTCCTTGTAAGGGTTGTAATCTTTGTCCTTCTTAGCATCAAAACCTGACTGCTTTAAAGTGTTAAATGCATCTAATAAACTCATTCTTATTTACTCTCTTTCTTATTCTTTAATCTTTCCATTTGTTCTTTAGTAAACATTCCGCTGCAGCTCTCAAGTAACTGCAGTACCCGGTGGTTAGTAATGTTTTCTGGTTCATACTTCGTCCTGATTGCTTTAATTTCACGGAAGTATGAAGCATTTTGACCATCACCAACTTTCTTAGTTCTAATCACTAAGTCACAATTACCGTTAACGATGTTGTAGTACTTAGTTTTTAGACTAGGTTCGAATGTAGTTACACCACTATTTTCATCAGTAATTGATATTTCGCGACTGATATAAATTACATTCATCGGCAATGCCTTAAGATCCATTACGAATTGCTGCAGCGCAGTGTTAAACATTGCATAGCCCTTACCGTAAGGAATATCACTTAAAGCTTGAACACCGGCATCAATACAAATAGCCTGTTCAATCATTACACAGATGTCATCAATTACATCAACCACCAAAGTTTGGAATTGTTGTTCCTTAGATCGCTTAGGATTCTCAACCTGAAGGGCTGTAATCACATCATCAAGTTGTTTAATTGCTGATTGCTTAAGATGTCCATTTGCATCCCTGATATTGCGAATTTGAATGCTAGGTGCTGAACCTTGTTCACTATTTCCATCAGTGTTTAAAACTAATGGGTTTGGGAAGAAACTAGCAAAGTAAGACTTCCCTGACATCGTAGCTCCCCACAAGAAAAAATTGTGTGGTTGCGTTTTTGGTTGTAATTTTTCTACTTTAGGTAAAGTAATCATCTTCTAAATATTCCCTTTCTTTTAGCCATGAAGAATGCCCAACCTTTTTTATATCCATGCAGTTCTCCATAAACTTGTAATTCTTTGAAAGATTTCAGCTCACTAACTGACTTATTAGCAACTCTTTTAGCTAAATCATCGTGCATCATCTTATCAATTACTTCTTTTCGCTTTTTGGCTTGCCTATCTTGCTCAATCTTCACTAGCTTATCGTTGGTAACTTTTACCGGGTCATGAACCTTGATAGGATTCCCACACATCGGACAACTACCATCTTTAATAGTTTTCACTTCAACTACTGCAAAACAGTAATCGCATTGTGTGATTTGCGGACCTTCTGGAGTAGAATTTTTAATTGTCTTACTCCTATCAGTGGTTTTAATTGCATTTTTCCAATCTCTATCACTATTAGGAAGTCCGAAAGTTTTCCAGTTAGCAACATGGTCAATAATAATTGCCCGTTTGCCTGGTCTAGGATTTAAGCATCGCATTGAAAACTGTAAATATAAGGCTAAGCTCTGTGTTGGTCGTGCCATGATGACACAATCAACGTCCGGCAAGTCCACACCTTCAGTAAACAAGTTAACGTTAACGAGAGCCCTAATCTTTTTACTTCTAAAGGCTTTTACAACTCGACTCCTAAGATTATCTTCAGTCGTTCCATCAAGCTCATATGCGCTTATATTAGCTTTCTTGAATTGCTTAGTAATTTCTTTGGCTGATTCAATCGAATAAGTAAAAACTACCGCTTGTTTTCCTGAAGCTAGTCGTTGATAGTTTTCGACAATGTGTCCGTAAATTTTACGGCTCACAGCGTCTTCCATAGATTGCTTAGTGTAATCACCCGTAGAGGATTTTTTAAGCTTCTTGGAATTGATATCATCGATTGAATAATAATCAAACGGTGCTAAGAATCCTTGTTCAGTTAGATCGTGGATAGATTGACCAACAATAATATCATCAGCAATTAAATCTAGTTGTTGTTTGCCTGTTCTGCGTGGAGTTGCCGTAAACATCAACACATAAGCATCAGGAAACTTCTTTAAAATTCTTTGGTAACTCTTGGCTAAAACGTGATGAGCTTCATCAACCAAAATTAAATTAGGTGGATGCGTCATCTTATCCACTCTACGAGTTAAGGTTTGAACCATACCAGCTTTTAGCAAGCGCTGATTAACCTGTTGCTCTCTAAAAGTTTTAATCGCTTGGTCTAGGACTTCTTTTCTATGAATAAGGAACATCACACGATTACTTTTTAATGTGGTTCTGCGGGCTATTTCAGCCATCACCACGGTCTTACCCGTGCGAGGTGGTGACTGGACGATGATTTTTTTATTGCCTTTTCTCATTGAATTAGTAATCTTCTTGATTAATTCAGTTTGATAGGGTCTTAATTTATACACTCTTTCCTCTCTTTCAATAACCTAGTAGCCATAGCAAAGGCACTTAATGAATTCTGATTAGCAGCTTATTGGGCGTACTCATGCAAGACTGTATCTAAGCTTTTATTGCTTTCAATAGCTTCAGTTTTAACGATAGATAATGCTAATTTCCTATTGTTTAAAGCTGCAGCTGTAACAAACTGTAAGAATTTCATTACATAATCCTTGTTTTACGGTTTTCTTTAAGATAAGCACCGGTAATTTCTTTACCCTTCTTTAAGTCTTCATAAAGCTTGGTTTTATCGACTTTTTGAATTTCTTCGAACTTGATGTAGTCAACCGGTAAATCTTTACTACTTTCAACAATTACTGAAGCCCGGTAATTTCTAGGCTTAAGTAAATGATGTTCAGTCTTGATTTCTTTCTTACCAGTGTTATCAATTGCCGCGGTTAGGTAATCCATCAACCTAGTATTTTGATTGTTGAAACGTTTCTTTACTTCTTGAAGCTGTTTGATTTTTTCAGAAAGCCAGTCAATTTTTGCGTTGTTGCTTTCGATCCAGCCCGCTACACCATCAAGCTTTTCATCTCTGGCTAAAGCTAAGCTATCTAGGGTGTCCTGAATCAATTCAGGATCTAAGTCCTTTTCTTGTACTGCTTTAATTGCAGCATTTATTTCAAAAATGTTTTTCATGTTTAAACCTCATTGAAACTGCTATAATAAATAGCGAATAATATTTTTTTGCTGAGTCTTGATATGTCGGGTATCAAGGCTCTTTTTTTGCTTTCACTTTCATCTCTTAGTCCCTTAAATTGCTAACCCAACTAGCAAGGCAATGAATACAGCAACAATTGCCCAACCCATGAAGCCGACTGCTAAGCGGTGCTCTTTTTCGTCGAGAATTTCCTGTCGGCGTTGGCTTTCTTTCAAGCGTTCACTAGCATTTCTAGTGAATGCTCCATTTACGTCTACTCCCACTTGAGTGGTTTGATTTTTGCTAAGCATAATAATTTCCTTTCAGTTAATTTGTTCACACACATTTATTCAGATTTCCAGTTAATTTCTGAGCGATGTTTTTCCATCCACTCAGCAGCTGGTTTTTCAAAGATTGTAAAGCTTCGACCCCGGCCGGGATATAAGTCCGCCACCCAATCAGGCTTAAACCTGTAAAAGATTTCACTCTTTACCCAGCTAATGCCATGTGGGTAACAATACTTTTTGGCAAATTCCCTAATTGTAATCGTCTTACCTGTAAGCTCGTCTTCAGGGACATAACCACGTTGGCGCATGATCTTGTCCACTGCTTCAGTAAGAATCGCATCGTTAACTTCCAATTTCATTTGTTTCAACTTCTTTCTAGGGCTATCTACTCCCTAAGCCACATCCTCACGTTCAATCAGTGGCAAAATATCATTATTCTTAAGCAGTTCGTATAAGCCTAAGCGACCTTTTTGAGTCCATTTAGTGTTGAGAACTGCTTTTTCAGTGCCATCTTTCTTCTTAACCATTACCGTTTCTGAATGTGTCCAACCGGTTTTTTGATATTTTGCATACAGTAGCCAAGTCTTACCTTGCTTATAAATCACACCTAACTCATGCAATGTCTTATTCATTGCTTGACCAGACATACCATAATCTTTAGCAATGATTGAAATGCTTACTAAAGATTTATCTGCTAGAACCTTGTCGTAATAAGTTGCCTTAGGTGTTAATTCATTAACCTTCTGTTCTGCAATTAAGCGTTTTTCACGTTCACTCTTTAGCTGCTTAGCCAGGTTAATGATTGTATCCGGATTAAGAAGTGCTTCTTCAATCTTTTCAGGTGTCATGTAAGCCCCGTGTTTCCTGATTGATGGTAGGACCTCGCTTGTAACCCAGTGCTTGAACTTTTTGGCGTTTGGCATTTTGCTACCAAAAATCAGAGAATATACACCCGATTCAGTGATTAAATCAACATTCATAAAGCCTGTCGCGTTTTGCGACAATTGTGAAGCTTTCACAATCTCGTTTCTTTTATCTTCTTTATCAACATGTTTAATTAATGCATCCCTTGTATTTTTGTAATCCAAAATGATTGCCACGTCTTTACCAACGAAGTAAGGTGTTTCATCAATCAAAACCGTTCTGACTTGATTACCTTCAAAGTTAAATAGTTGTAATTCTTTCATTTCTTTCTCCTTTTATCCTATTTAAATCGGATGTTTTACTTAAAAATAAAATCCATCGGAATTTGATAGATTTTTGCCATCTTTTTAGCTAAGCCTAAAGATATTTTATCTTCATCATTTTCCAGAGAAGATAATGTTTGATAGGCTATTCCTAATTTTTCAGCAGCCTCTTTAAGGGTTAGATTAGCATTAACCCTAGCCGCCTTAGCGGTTATTTTTGGCATCCTCTGCCTCCTTTTGCTTTAAACGGGCTTGCAACTTTTGCCCTTCTTTTCTAGCTTTAACTAATCTAATCCTGTAGTAGCACCATGCTACAACTAAGATAAGTGCAATAATTAAAGCTGCAATTCTAATTGCAATCATCATCATATCTTGCTATGATTAGAGCGTACACTAAGCAGGCGGTTACCCGCCTAGTGTTTTATTACTTGTTAAGCTCACGTTTGAGCTTTTTGTTTTGTAGCTCTTGGTTGATAGCTTTGGCTCTTTCAAGTCTAACCTTGTAGAAGCCGTAAGCTAAGCCAAGGGCTATTATTATGCTCTCAATCATAGCTTTCTCCTTTCCTTAGTGTTAAGGTCTTGCTTGACCTTACATGAATATATTACACCGAATTAAGTCGGACATCAAGTATTTTTTCAATTTTTTTTGAAAAAATGTTAGAATATAGATGAAATTAATTCGGAGGTAGCAAAAAAATGGGACGAAGTAATTTAACACCTAGTGAATTAAAAGCAAAAAATATCATTTCAACTAATTTAAATGAACTATTACATCAAAAAAATTTAAAAAAGGTAGACGTGCAAAGAGCAACCAATATTCCTAGAAGTACTATAAGTGATTATTTTGGTGGCAAAACTCTACCCTCTGAGGATAATCTTATTAAATTAGCTAAATTCTTCAATGTTGATAAATCTGAAATAGATCCCCGTTTTTCAACTTCTAATGAAAATAAAAAAGTTACAGATACAGACCTAGATAAAATGATTGATAATGCTCGTAGTTTTGATGGTAAGCCGATGGATGACCACGACCGCGAAGTAATCAAAAACATGTTAAAAGGATACTATATAGGTAAAGAAGGTTAACAGTTATGGATAAGCAACTGACCCAAATGCTTAAAGATCATAACTTAGAACTAAGATATGAAGATATACACGGTCCTGGCTTTTTAGTGCCGACTAATGATGATGACCCTGATTTTATAGTAGTCCCAATACACGCAACCGATGAAGAAGTTGAAAGAGTTATTCTACACGAAATTGGACATAAAGAATACGATAACGACATTAGCGGTAATTATAGTGATGTTAGTTCTGCTTGCCACCTCCATAGCGAATCTAAGGCTAATAGCTTCATGATTAAACACTTTATCAAGAAATATATCGACCTTGGTAATGATATAGAACGCGCAAACTGGTTAGACTTTTCTAAAAGCATAGGAATTAAAAATTACTGGTTAGTTCGCGAAGAACTAGCAAAGTACATGCATAGCGAATCAATTTAGTCGGACAAAATAAAAAGCACCCCGGAAAGTGCTTAGAAAATTAAAAAAATTATCTACAATACAAAAAAGGAACGATTCAATGGATTTAGAAAAACTAACTGATAATGAAGTTAATGAATTAATACATGAAGCTAAGCATTTTTTAGAAAACTTTGTACTTAGTGTTCCTCTGGGAAAATTTAAAGAAAATAGAAATGTACTAGGCGAAAGTAGCAACTTAGAATATATTTGGTTTGCCTATAGAGGAGCACTAGAGTCTAAATATTCTCTTCATATTCGCTTTAAGCAAAATAATGTGCATCTGGTTCGTCTATGCATAAACGGCTCAAATCATCATAATTACGATGGTACAATAGTAAACGGAAACCACATTCACATTTATAAATATGCTAATAATAATATTTTTGATTATGCATATCCTTTAGATGATTATATATTTAACTCAACTGATAAACTTGGAGATGCTATTCATAAGTTTCTAAATTTCGTTCATATAGGAGGCGATAACAGTGACACTCTCAAATAGTCTATTAACTGATTATCTTAGCTGGTACAAAAAAGAAGCTAAGTTTAGAGACCTTTCAGAAAATATCATTAGAATTGACGTTCCTTTTTTGGACTCATTTTCTGATGAAATAGTTATGTATGTTATTAAAAATAAAGATAATACTATTACTCTTACTGATGATGGTTGGACATTAGCTAATCTAGAGAGTAAGGGTGTTACGATTTCTAGATCAAAAAATCGCAAAAAAATATTTACTGAAAGGCTTAACGCATTCGGAATTAATGAAATAGATGAAGAGTTAACCACTACTGTTAAATATAAAGACTTCCCCTTGGCAAAAAATAGATTATTACAGGCAATTTTAGCCGTTAATGATATGTTCATGCTTTCAAAAAATAATACTAAGTCGTTATTCTTTGAAGATGTAGGCGTATTTCTGGAAGAAAATAATATTCGTGCAACACCCGATGTTTCTATTCCTGGTTCAAGTGGTATTACCTTTAACTTTGATTATTTAATTTCTGGATATAAAGATATTCCTACCCGTTTTATTAAAACAATATCTACTCCTAATAATCCTTTATTCGCCAAAGCTGCTTTAACAGATATTTTACAAACAAGAGAATTAAGAAAGAACTCGTCATTCTATGTATTTTTAAATGATAGTTCATCAGATGATAAGATAATAACCATTAAACCCGAGATTAAAGAATTACTTATTGAACAGAATATAAAACCAGTTCTATTTACCGAGCGCAATAGTGTATTAGATGAACTAGCAGCATAAGTAATAAAGTTTGGGCTGAAACTAAAAAAATAGCTTCAAAGCTAGGAAATATTTCTATACCTGTATTAGCTGACTTAGCAACCTCAATAGTTAAATCACATTTGGGATTATCTTAAACTCTGTACCGTCTACAAAACAATACCAATTTAATGGCTTGTGTCCAAGTGTTTTAGTTGCTTTTTTAATAAGTTCTAAAGGTACATCTTCAAAGTAACCACCACTTTCAACAGAAAATAGAAGTTTATTTTGACCATCTTCCTTAGTGAAATAAATAATATTTTTCAAATTTTTCATTATCAATCACCTATCTTCTATCTTAGAGTGTTTACTCTAATTATATCAGGCGCAATAGTTAAATCACATTGGGGACTATTTTAAACTTTTTGTCCAACTACTGAAGACATTAAAAGCTGAATGTTAATCAATTTTTTATATAAAGGAGGACAACGAATGAGTAAGAAGCAAGGCAAGGTAAAAAAACCAATTTATAAGCGCGTGTGGTTTTGGATTGTCATCGTTGTAATTGTAATAGCTGGTATTGGAGGCATGAACCCCGGTAGTGATTCAGATAATAGTAGTAGTGAGAAATCTTCACAAACTACCAAAAGTAGTAGCAAGAAATCATCATCTAAACCTAAAGTATCAGCCGAATATACTTCCGCTTTAAATAAAGCTAAGACTTATGCTGATGCTATGCACATGTCTAAGCGTGGTATTTATGAACAACTGACTGCCGATGCCGGCGATAAATTTCCAGCTAAAGCCGCTAAGTATGCCGTTGATAATGTTGATGCTGATTGGAACAAAAATGCTTTAAAGAGTGCTGAAACTTACTCAGACACTATGCATATGTCTAAGCAAGCTATTTACGATCAATTAATTGCTGATGCCGGTAATAAATTTACTGAATCTCAAGCTAAATATGCAATTGATAACATCAAGGCTGATTGGAATAAAAATGCTTTAAAAGCTGCTAAATCTTACCAAAAAGACCAAAGCATGTCTAAAGCAGCAATTAAACAACAATTGACTGCCAGCGCTGGAGATAAATTTACCGAAGCTCAAGCCGAATATGCAATTCAACACTTAGATAAATAATCTAAACAAAACAAAAAAACTCACCAGCTGCGCCAACAGCTAGTGAGTCAATTAAGTGACATAAATTAAACGTCCAATAGTCTTAGCAATATAAAGCATAAAAGCATTTTTATATTCGTGTTTTAAACCCGTCGATTTCGACTGGTTTTAATTAGAAGCAATTAAAAAACTGAATACTGATCAGCACTTAATTGATAAATTTAAATAAACAAAAACCCCCACTGCACCAACAGTGAGGGAACTTAAAGAGCTACGCCAATAGCTCAAATAAAAAATGTGTGTAAACAAAATTAACTGATGCAAAATCAGTACCTTTTGCTTACCCTATTTTAACAAAAATAAGGAGAATTTTAAAATGGCTTCAATAAAAAAACGAGGCGAAGTATGGCAAGCTCGTGTAACTTGGTACACTAGCGGAAAAAGAAATTATAAAAGTAAATCCGGCTTTAAAACTAAAGCAGAGGCAAAGAGATGGGCTAATAAATACGAAGTCCAAAAAGATAACCATCAAATTACTAAGTTAAATCCTGTATTTGCCGAGTATTTTAATGAGTGGGCTAAAACTTACAGAAAAATAGGGAAAACCACTACATCTATTCAAAGATACGATCAAATAGAAAAATATTTAAAAGATTATTTTGGTAAACAAAAGATCAGTACTATTACTCATAGACAATACCAAAAATTTATTAATGAATACGGCTCTAATAAGTCCAAATCTACTGTACAAAAGAACCATGGCACCATAAAAGCTTGTGTAGAAGATGCAAAAATAGACAACATAATCACTAATAACTTTACCGAAAGAACCAATTTAGTATGGAATGCTGAGTTAACCAGAAAGCAAGATTATCTTTCAGAAAATGAAGCCAAAAAATTAGAAAAGAATCTACTAACTAAGATTAACCCTAAATTCACTTCAAGATATATGATTCTTACTGCTCTTTATACAGGGATGCGTTTAGGTGAAATTATGGCTTTAAAATGGTCAGATATCAATTTTAAAGAGAAAACCATTGACATTACTAAATCATACGATTATATAAATAAAAAGCTTAAAGGACCTAAAAATGCTTCCTCGGTACGAGTAATTAGAGTGAATGATTTTCTGTTAACTTTATTAAGTGACTTACAAGAAAACAAACAGCCATTTGTTTTTGCTAACGACAAAGGTTCTGTACCCTCTCCAGCTGGGGTTAATAAAGTACTACGTAAACATTTAAAAGAGTGCGATTGTTACCGTAAAACATTTCACTTTCACAGTCTTAGACACACTCATGCTTCATTATTGCTTTTTAATGGTGTTCAGTTGTACGCTATTAGTAAGAGATTAGGTCACTCTAATATGTTAGTTACCGCTAAAATATATTCTCATATGATTGATGAATTTAAGGCGCAAGAAGATAACAAAATAGAGAATGTCTTAGATGATTTTGTGCACTAA